TTCCTGAATGCCACGACGTTCGGGTGCATCGAAAACGTGCCGTGGTAAGACACCGAGGCCAGGGCTAGGATGGTGGTGATTAGTACGAGTGTTCGGCTCATCAGAATGCGTCCCCTCCGTCTTCGGGCGGTTCGGTTGAACCGCCATCCTGGTTATCGTTGCCGACCGCCGGCCACGTCCTCGACCCGGACTTCGTTACCGCCTCCCATAGCTTACGGCATTCGTCCAGCGCAGGGAAGACCCAGATTTTTGGTCGATTGGATGTCGCCCTCTTCTGTCCGCGTGCGTCGGTCCAGGTTTCGGGATTATTCCCGGTGGTGCTCAGTACGTCGAACCGCGACAGGAAGATGCCCAGGGACCTGTTCGGATTTCTTCGGAAGGAAGGATTCTCAACCTTGAACCGCTCCACCAGTTCTTCCTTCAGGACGCGGGTACGCCAGCCAGAATGCGTGGGGGACAGCCGACCCTCTTCGAGGGCGTGCAACAGGAAGGACGACATTTCATCCATGCTCTGGTCCTGCTGCTTCCGCAGCTCCGTCGTCTTCGGGCAGGCGCTGTATGCGTCGAACCCGGCTAGGTCGTAGGTCAACAGGAAGTGCATCAGGGCCTCGTACCCACCGTTCTCCATCTGGGCATACAGCGGCGCGAAGTACTCGCGGCTCGTCTGGTACTTGTCGTCGATCTCGACCACGAAGAAGCGGCGGTCGTCTTGGTCGGCTGCGACGGCCCACTCCTTGTTCGTCGCCATGATCAGGTGTACGCAGTTGCGCGACTCCATGTTGTCGATGTTCTTCTGCTCGGTGCGGATGTTCTCCTCGGTGATCAGCGACTTCAGCGCGGACTCGGACGCGGGGTCGTTCGCGACGAAGCACTCGTCGGCGAACACCAGGACGGCGTCCTTCAGCATCGAGTTGAATTGGCCAGTGACGTGCTTCGAGTTGTTCACGTACTTGTAATGCCCACCGAACAACTTGCCAAGCATCTTGGCGAACGTGCCCTTGCCGGTGCCCTGCCCACCGCGCAGCACGATGGCCACCTGCCCAGGCTTGTCGGGGTTCTGCACGGCGTTGGCCATCCACTTCACCATCCACGCATAGTGCTCTTCGTTGCCGCGGCACAGCACGTTCTTCACGTGGTCCAGGAACAGCGAGCAGTCGCCGGGCAGCGCGTTCACCGCGAAGCCGCGCCACAGGTTCATGCTGTCGGGGAAGTCGCGGTTCGGGTAGAACACTACGTCGCGGTACGTGCGGCGGTTCGCGTGCTGCAACCACCACTTGCCGACGGGGACGGCCTTGGGTAGCGGGTTGCCCTTCTGGTCCTTCCCCATCATCAGGACGGTCTGATTGCTCCACATCGTGGTGAAGCCGTCCTTCTGGTGGAACTCGATCTTGTACCGACCCTCCGCCTCGCTGAAGCGCTCGCACGCGATGCGCATCTTTCCGCCCAACGATTCGATCAGGGCGTACTCTTGGTTCAGCTGCTCCAGCCACGGCTCGACCGCGAACTCGCGAGCCCGCTGGATCGTGCGCAGTGCGCAGCGGTGTTGGTTCGCGGCGTTGCCTTGGGTGAGCACGTGTTCGCTGATGCCCAGGTCGGGATCCGTAATAATCGAGTAGATCGTGTCGTCGTCGAAGTCGTGGCGGACCAGCTCGCAGGCCACGTGCCAGAGCCAATCGCTGCGGCTGTTGCCGTTGGTCAGCGGCTGGTCGGGATCCTTGCCTTGGATGATCGCGACGCGGGCCCGGCTGGACACGTCCTTGAACATGCCCTGCTCGTCGCCGAAGACTTCCGCCGCGATGCGCTGGCAGTTGCCCGAGACGTTCACCTGTATCTGGTTCTTGCTGCCGACCCGCGTGCTGGTCGCTAGGTCGGGCGCCTTCATGAAGTGTTCGGGGTTGGCCGGGTCGTACGCCAGGGTCCAGTCCTGCCGTATGACCAGGGCCATCACCGGGGTCTGTCCGTTGTCGCGCTTCGCCTTGTTGGGCCAGTTGATCGTGCCCGGTAGGCGCATGATGCGGTCGGCGTTGTGGCAGTTGTCCGCGGCCAGCAGCTTGGCGATCTGGACGTTGTACCGCTCGGCCTCTTCGATCTTCGCAACCTCACCACTCAGCTCGATCGACTCGGCCAGCTTCCAGAACGCTTGATACCCGCCGCCGCTGAAGGTGATCACCGTCGGCTTCGGCAGCAGGGCGGTCGTCTGAAGGTCGGCCAGGATGCGCTTCTGCTCTTCCCGTAGGTCGCGCCCCTTGACGGGGTCCATGTCCACGTGGAAGTAGTCCATCCGCAGCACGTCGGTCTTGGCCGCCTTGCCGTGCTCGGGCTGGCGCACGCTATTCACGTGGAAGTAGATGTTGCGCTCGTCGTCCTGCTGCGCGACCAGCCACGCGGCCATCTCGTCCAGCATGTCCGACGTGAACGTGCCGAAGACGCCCTTCTTGTTTTCGTGGAACGCGCACAGCGGCCACGGGCCCCCGGCCTTCCACGTCTCCAGGAACTCGGCGGCCAGCTCGGTGTCGGGTGCGGTCATCATGATAGGGTATTACGCCGGGTCGTCGCTTTCCAGCAGTGGCAATAGTTCTTCGGTTTTTGGGGTTCGGTCCCAGACTTTCAGGGCGGCCTCATGTAGCTCTTGTCGAGTACCGCCTTCCTTGCCTCCCAGGTATGACGCGGCAACGATGCCGTCGAACAGCAACCACTCGCCGGCGATGTTCAGCATGACGAACGCGCGGCCATTTACACGGTACCACTTCACCAGCCAGATCCGCTGCTGCCGCGATAGGCCATGGTCGAGCCGCACCGGGGTGTCGGCCCGCGCTGGCCATTGCTCGGTTGCCTTGCACTCGATCCAGCCACCAACGAAGGCGATGTCCGGCGTGCCCGGATGGCACCCGCCGTTCTCCACGGCGAACGCGCCCAGGGGTTGCAGCAACTTCACCAGTTGCTTTCGCATGTCGCGTTCTAGCATTCTCGCCACCATCGGATTCGAGAATACACATCACACTCGTCAAACGTCGGAAAGGGAAACGAGTGAACTACGTCGATGGAAAATCCTGATTCACCATTGGCTATCAACACTTCATGGATCTTTTCAACGTTTGTCTCTCGTACGCTCACCCATGGCCTAGCATCGTGTCCCTCACACGACGCAAGTGGTCCAAGTCCAGCGTCGTATAGCATGCAAACTCGTTCAATAATGCCGGGCTCCAAATCCTTCCACGGAACGTCAAGCGGGTATAGTGGGGTGGCTTTGATCAGCATAGCAGATCCCTAAAGCCTTTGAAGTCCAGGTTCACGATCGTGTAATCAGGCGGCCAATCGTCCAGCGTTTTCCACGCACGGTATCGTTGGCGCATGCAGTTTCCGCACGGGCGGAAACCTAGGTGTATTGCTTCATCTTCCGTCGTAAAGAACACGCGGTTCTCTCGCTTCATGCGCTTGCCACCCTTGCAGCCCAGGCGGCCGTAAATCTTGCCCGGCAGGTAGCCAGCAAACTGAATGATGCCGGCCTTGATCATGGAACGCAGGGCAGCGGGTTCGATGTCAGAATGGCGGATCATTTCACTGCCTCGTGTCCATGGGAACAGGGCACGACGAACCCACCACGCACCCCGGTGCCGAAGCATTCAGGACAGTCGAGAGACTCCATTACCCTGCGGATCGCCAAGCGTATCAGTTTCCGAACGATCACGCGGGCTATCACGTTGGTGAGGTCAGAAGAGGGGGTCATGGTCCAAGTCCTCTGGGGGTATGCAATTCTGGCACCCGTCCTTGTAGTTGGCGCAGCGGCGCTCGACTTCTTCACCGCACCCCTTACACCGCACCATCACCTGCTTTGCGTAACCGCAGAAGCAGTCGTAGGTGTTGTCCATGATCAGTAGGTAGTCCATGTCTTCGCACCAGTGCGAGCTGCGCCAGATCCAGTGCACCCACCGCGGGATGCGGCCGCTCTCGTCGATGCGATGGTACAGCCAGTTGAGTAGTCGGCGCTTCATGCCTTGCTGATCCTCTTGGCGATCATGTAGCCGCGCTGCTCCAGCAGGAAGTGGACGGCCACCAGGATGCACAGGCCGCCGGTCAGCAGCCGCATCCACAGCGGCCAGTCGGCCACGCCGAACTGCCCAGGGAAGATCGTGTTGATGCCGCCGATCACCAGGGCGCCCACCTGCACGCCGCGGATGAACGTGGTCATGGGCGACAGCTGTAAGGCAATCCGCTCGCGCTCGGCGGCCCGGACTTGCTCTAGCACTCGGTGTTTTTCGGCGTGGTGTTGATACGCTTCCATGTCTTGGTCGGTGGGATTCATCTTGGCCCCTGTGGCCCGCGGCCCTGGCCCTGATACTTGCCGGAGTAGGCCCGGTCTGGTATGCTTTCGAGCCGGTGGAAGACTACCTGGGCGATCGGCTCGCGGTCCACAATGGTCAGGGCCTCGCTGCCCAAGTTCACGATCCGCAGGGCCATGTAGCCCTTCCAGCCGGGCTCCAGCACGGCCTGGGCCGTGAAGAGGCCCTGACGGCTCCAGGTGCTCTTGTCTCGAACGTAGCCCACCACGCCGAGCGGCATGTTGAAGTGCTCCTGGAGGCCAACCAGGACGCTCTGGCCTGCCTCCAGCCAGATGCCGTCCCCGTCGGGGGTCATCACCGAGCGCGGATAGGGCTCTTGCTCGAAGGCCCCATTGGCAAACAGGTCCACCCGGACGTCGTAGCCGGCGGACGAGAGGCCGTAGGACTTGCCGCGGAAGGTACCGGGCTCTTCGCAGGGGGTCACGATGTTGTTCGCTCTGATGGTTCTGTCTGGCAAGATCATTTCAGCGGCCGCCTTTGGGGATCGGCGTCCCACAAGTAGAGGGCGTGTGCCTGATGGACGTAACACAGCATCTCGTCGCTCAACTTCGGACCAGCGACTTCCGTCAGTCCGCCGGGCTGCATCGTCAGTCGCGTGAACTTTTGCGTGAGATTGTTCATCACGTGCACGCTGTAGGAGCGCACCGAAATGCTGAAACTTCCACGGCCGCACACGTCTTCGGTAGTCGGCCCGTGGAGCATCACTTCCCACACCCGTAGCCGTAGGTCTTCGGTACATTCGTATACGATCGAATTTTTCATTAGTCTAGGTCCTCCAGGTAGGCCAGCCCGATGTCCGCTTCGGCTAGCGTGGACTCGGCCGCTTCCAGGTTGGCCTGCCATCGCTCGGGCGTCGGGATACCACAGCCTACCACACGAATGACGCCGGCGGCGATCAAATGCTTGGTGCAGTTGCGACACGGGGCCGACCTGAACCCGTACATGTACAGCGTGCCGCCCTTCGCGTCGCGGCCAGCTTGTAGGATCGCGTTCATCTCAGCGTGCACGACCAGCTCGTACTTCTCGTCGCGATCGTGTAAACGCTTGTCGTCGGCGATGCCCGGCGGGAATCCGTTGAAGCCGGTGCCGACCACGCGCCGATCCTTGGCCAGCACCGCGCCGATCCTCGTACTGGGGTCCTTGCTCATGTGCGACGCCTCGCGGGCGAGGCGCATGAAGTGGACGTCCCACTTGTCAGTTCTGTTTGTTCTCATGTTCGTGGCACAGCCGTGTAGTTAGTTTTTGGATGAGGGCCGAGAGTCGCGTGCATGCGTCAAAGCCGCGTCGATTCGTGAAGAATGCGTGCGCTTGCAGCGCCGCCGATAGTTCCGTCGCGTGCCGGATCTGCTGCAACACTGGCAGGAGCGCTTCCGGCTGCTTGTCGTTGAACTGGCTCAATAGTTCGTCTAGCTTCGTCATGCTACTGCCTTCAGCTCGCCCCAGTTGGGGCCCACTTCGATGTCGCACATCGTCGGCACGTTCAGCTCGATCGCGTGCACCATGATTTCGTTCAGCTCTTGCGCTTCCTTCAGGTCCCAGATCGTCAGGTCCAGCTCGTCGTGGACTTGCAGCTGCATCCGAGTGCCGGCGTCGTCGGCGGTTACCATCGCCAGCTTCGTCTGGTCGGCGCTGCTGCCCTGGATCAGGCGGTTCAGTCCAGTGTGTGCGTATTCCAGCTTGCCGGTCTCGGGGTGGATCGGGAAGCGGCAGCGGCGACCCAGCAGCGTCACGATGTACCCAACCTTCTGCGCCTTCTTCTGCACCATCTTGGCCAGCTGCTTCACGTAGGGCACGCCCTCGTCGAACTTGGTCAGGATCACTTCACCCTCGGGCCCGGCCATCTCGAACGGCCGCGCGCCTTGCTTCCGCAGCGCCTTGCCCTCCGGGCTGTCCACCGGGTACACCGTCCACCTGCGGGCTTCTGGATCGCGCACTACCCAGATCGTGGGCAGGCCCAGCCGCGTGCACAGTTTGCCACCGCCCATGCCGTAGCAGCGGCCCAGGAAGATTTCCTTTGAGTTGTCGCGCAACTTCTTTGCTGCCTTGTCGCCGGCGCGGTACGCCTTTGCGCTGTACTCGTCGCCGTAGCAGAAGCCGGCCATCATGCTGTGGTTGTCCCAGGTGGGGTCCGTGCGGCACATCTCGGCTGCCTCGGCACCGCCCTTGCAGCCGGTCCGCTCGGCGTAGTTCGTGATCATGCGCGGCTCTTGGCCGGCGAAGTCCAGGCACGCCCACTGCCCGCCCTCGTCGGGCTGGAAGATCGTGCGCCACTCGGGCACGTAGCGGACGGGCTGCTGTTGCAGGTTCGGCTTGGTGCACGACAGCCGGCCGAACCGCGCCCCCTTGATCTCATCGTCGTCCTGCTCCTGCCGCAGTTGGTTGAACGTGCAGTGGATTCGGCCCTTCACCTCGTGCTCTTGGATCGACTCGCAGAACGTCGTGCGGATCTTGTTCCAACGCCTCGCGATGATGATCGCCTCGCCCAGCGGGGTACCTAGGGATTTCAGCCAGTCGTTCTTGACCGACGGATTGCCGCCGCACATCTTGCCGGTCTTCTGGCTGACCTTCCTTTCCGTCAGTGGCGCCGTAACGCCGCCGGCTTCCAGGAGCTTCGCCAGCGCGGCGCTCTTGGTCGTGTCGTCTGGCGTCATCGTGCGGCCGACCAGCCGACTGACTTCGCGGCACGCCTTGTTCTCCAGGGCCCAGGCTCGGGCGGAGAACTGCTCCACCCTCTTCATGTCGACGGCCACGCCGCGCCGGCGCATCTTCAGCAGCACGGGCAGCAGGTGGGACTCAAGATCGTGGACCCGTTCCAAGCCCTGGCGCCGTATCTCAACCATGTGCGCGGAGCTGATCTGCATCGGCACCCGCACGTCCTGGATCGCGTACGGCGACACGACCTTCGCTGGCGCCTTCCACATGTCTTGCTTCGGGTTCAGGCCGTGCTCGGCCGCCCAGGCGTTCAGGCCCTCTTCGTCTTTGCCAGGGATGCCCAGGCGCTCGGCCTGCGCGTTCAGGCTCATGTGGTGGAACTCTTCGCCCCAGAACCACTTCCCGGTTTCCTTGTCCTGCATCCGGGCCATCGTCGGCTCGTCGAGGAGCGGGCCCGATACTTGGATGTCGCGGAAGAAGGAAGGCGTGAAGATCACATTTTCCTCCGCCAGGAAGTCCAGGTCGTACTGTAGGTTCGTGCCCTCGATGTCGCCGCGGAAGTGTCGCGCCATGTCGCGCAGGTACTCCATCACGCGCGCTGGATCATCGTAGTTGCCGCCGCCCTCGTGGCGCATCGGCAGGTAGAACGCCGGCCCGTTCTCGTCGCCACAGCAGAACGATACGCCCGTGATGTATGCACCGCGCCGCACGCCCGGCCCGAGCGTCTTCAAGTCGTCGTCGCGCGTCTCGATGTCCAGCGCGACGCGGTCGAAGTCGGACCACACGGGGAGGTCGGATAGCGGCGGGAGGTTCATGATCTGTGGATGGCGTCTCGGATCAGCATTAGCTCATTGATCAATGCTTGTAGGTTCGCGGCCGTCGCAACCGCAATTTCCGACAAGCCAGCGTAGACGATCAGGGCCTGTACGATCATGGTCGTCTTGGTCTTGTCGTTCTTGAAGGGTTCCGGGTGCCCACCAGCTGCGGTGGTCGCAGCCAGCGAATCGGCGAGCACTTGGTTCAGAGTCATCCATTCTCCCGCTCTTCGGGCGTCAGGAAGTTGGGAAGGTTGTCCAGCTCGGCCGGCAGGAAGCCGCGCTCAATCTGGTGCTCATAGTGCATGATGGCGAACACGTTCCAGGCCCCGGCGGCTAAGTGGTCTTCGCCGCGGTAGCCCATCAGGTGCTTCTGAAGGTGGCGCATCGCGCAGTCCAGGGTCTCCGACAGGGGCTGCCCCTTCTCCCAGTTGCGCACGTCGTACTTGATGCCGCCGCGCTCGTACAGCTTGGCCAACCGCATGAGCGCGATCGGCGTGATGAGGTCGAAGCGACCCTTGCCGGTCGCGGCGTCGCGCACGGATCCAGTGTCGAAGGTTCGGCGGGTGCCAGAATCCTTGGTGATGTGGTCGGTCATGATCTTAGCAGCCTTTTGTTTCGCGTCATCGTGCGCTATGGCTTCAATGTGCAGCTTGCGTTGGAACCACGCCGGTTCGTACACGCACATCTTTGCCCAGTCGTCGTCAGTGTAGCCGGGCGGGGTTGGGTAGATCGGATGGTCGGTCATAGCTTCTTCACCATCACTTCAGCGGGGCCGTCACGGTCAGTCAAATCCCACGTCACGTCGACAACCTTCCACCGTGATCCCACGAAGCGGCTTTCGATTGGAAGTCGAACGGTTTCTCCAATCCGTGGGGTTCCGGGCTTTCGGCAATGGAAGATGCTTCCAGCTTCTTCCGGTTTGTCCGCATCGTAAAAGAACAATTCGATCATACCTTCAGCCCTCTGTTGTAGCCGTGTTGGAGTGCGATCTCGCGCTGCTCGGGGCGCATCGTGCGGAACACTTCGCGCACCTGCATCTCCCGAGCGTGGGTCAGCTTCTTCGTGAAGACGCCGCGGGGGAACATTTGCTTGACGTACCAGCGCTTCGCTGGGCCAATGTCCAGGTCGCGGCCGAGCACGGCGTCTCCCAGGATCTTCGCCTTCATCTCGTCGTAGAGTTTTCTGATCGTCATGACTCGTCGTCTCCCGTGATGTCTTCCACGGCCTTGGTCACTGCTGCGGCTTGGTTCGCCGCGCTGTTGATGGTCGTGGCCACGGCGGCCAATGCAGCTCCGGCCCTTTGCAACGCCTTCCTTCGCTTCCACCAGCCGCCCGCCTCTATCAAGGAGGCGCCGGCCTGGAACAGGCCGCAGGGAATGCAGGGGGCGAACAGCTTGCGGCCGTCGGGGTATTCGGTAAGGACGCAGCCGCACGGCTTGCGGTCATGCTTCAACTTGGGCAGCAGTTCCATGCTCTATTGTACTCCAAATAGCTCTTTGATGCGGGCGAGAAATGCGTCGATCCTATCGTCGTGGTAGAAAGGGTCCAGGGCAGTACCAGTAAGGTGCCGCACCTGGGGGCAGCGGCCATGCGCGATGTTGAAGACGGCCTGCCCCAGGCGCAGCTGTGGCCATTCCTTCATGTCACGTCGGGCTTCTTCAAGGATGGTCATCGTCGATTTTCCATATCAGAAACGAAGCGGGCAAGAATGTCCAGTAGCTCAGTGTGTTCTTCCGGGGTTTGGGCAAACAATGCAGCTACTTCGTTTGGCCGATTTTTGCACAAGGTGAACGATACGCGAACATGCTCGCGACCGCCGTCGATCATCAGTTGATCTTGGTACCCGTAGGTATCCGTGGTCCAGTAGGTATAAAACCGGCTGTTGGTCCAGCGGGAATAGCTCATTTGATCATCGTCTCCAACATCTTGGCGAGAAGAATCGCGATCAAGAACAGCATCCCGGCGATGAAGATGCTCGACATTGCGATCCAGTTCAGGCTCTGCTCTTGTAGCTTGCTCATTTGATCACCGTCAGGGTGTCGGCCGCGCGGGTGATGGCGGTGTAGAGCCACTTCTGCCAGTCGGCGCGGAAGCAGCTCGACTCGTCGAACACGAGCACGCTGGGCCACTGCGAGCCCTGGGCCTTGTGCACGGTCAGCACGTAGCCGAATGCGAACTCCTGTACGTCGCCGCCGCGTTCGTAGCGATCGGGCTTCTCGCCCAGGAAGTGGCACTGCCACGCCTCGATAGTCTGTTGGCGTTCGCCATCCTCAGCCTCGATGTCCATCAGGATCGTTCCGTCGTCGAACACCGTGGCGTCGTTGGTGGCCTCGTATATCTCGCCGTTCAGCAGGCCCAGGTCGTGGTTGTTTCGCAGGCACACCAGCCGATCACTACTTTCGGGGAACCTGTGCATGCGCCCGATCAGGTCACGCACGCGTTTGTTCGTGGCGTGCCGCGTCTTGTTCCGCCCGACCAGTATCTGGTCGTAGTTGACTGCATCGGCCGGATGCAGGTCGCCCTTGCGCATCACCACAGCGTCGCCCTCGTCGCAGTAGTCCAGGCCCTTGCCCATGCGCACGGCGGTGGCGAGCCGGAGGATCCCTGACTCCCTGGCTTGCCGGTGCACCTCGGTCAGCATCACGTCGGGCTCGCCGTTCGTGAAGAACCCGCCGCCGAAGACCGGCGGCAGCTGGGCCGGGTCGCCCAGGACCAGCACGGGCACGCCGAACGAAAGCAGGTCGCGGCCCATCTCTTCGTTGACCATGCTGCACTCGTCGATGATGACCAGCGCGGCGTCGCGCAGGTTCGAGCAGGGGTCCAACTGGAAGTGAGGCTGCTTCAGCTTGTCGACTTCCTGTTGGATCTGGATGCGCAGGGACATCGCCCGCTGCGGGCTGGGATCGTCGAGCGCCAGCTTGCGCTGGAGTTCTCGAAGGTACGCGCCGGACTTCGATCGGCTTTCGTAGATCAACCGGTGGATCGTCGTGGCGCCGACGCAGCCCTTGTCGCGCATGACCGACGCGGCCTTGCCCGTGAACGAGCCGAACGCCACGTGGCCATCTACGCCCTCGGCGAAGTGCTTGGCCAGCGTCGTCTTGCCGGTGCCGGCGTAGCCCGCGAGGTAGAGGTACGGGTCGTTGGTTTCCTTCAGCCACGTGGCGACGGTGTCGAGCGCGGCGGCTTGTTGTGGGGACCACTTCATCAGAACACGTCTCCGTTCTCTTGCTCTTTGCGGATCTCGTACGGCACGACCAAGCGGCGGTAGAACTCCGCCTTGACGCACCCAATGACGCCCATGATTTCGTTGAGGAGTTGGTAGTTGACGGGGCTTGCCTTCGCTTCGAGGTACCCACTGATGATCGTGGTCAGGGCGAAGTTGAGTTCACCGGGGGTCTTCAGCTCGTAGTACCCAATGTCGAAGAGGTCTCCGGCATTGTTCCCCACGAAGTTGTTGATCTCCGTGCGCCGTTCTGGTTTGATGTATGGCATGGTTCTGTGCGGGTAAGGTGGGTGGCTGAGATGTGCAGTCCCAGCCACCCCGGTAGCGCCTCGGGAGTTAGCGGCCTGGATTACCCGCGGCCGTCCGGGTAGTGTATGGTGCAGGGCCTTTCACCTGCCTGACGCATCTTTTTACCGTGTGCGCATCGTTGTTCGATCAGAACGCCGAGTCGTCGGTCTCTTCGCCGCCGTCGGTGGTCGCGGCCTTCGACAGGTCGGCCTTCACCTCGCCGCCGTCGACCAGGGCCTTCAGTTCCTTGCCGGAAATGTAGCCGGCGTGGTCGGGCGCCATCAGCGACTGCTGGACGTTGTTGTCGACCGCGAACGTGATCACGTAGTTCGACCACGTGCCGTCGTCGTTCGACTCCTGCGCCGTCGTGAGGGTCACGCGGTGCGCGAACATCGGAGGGTTGCGCTTCGCGCCCTGGCCGTCGTCCACCAAGCAGTACCGGATGCGGTTGATGAACTTCTTCTTGTAGTGCTTGATCCCCGAGCTGGAGAAGGGCACCACGACGAAGCCACTCGGGACGTCGTTGCTCAGGACCACGGCATAGACGTAGAACGTCTCGACCAGATCGTTGCCGGACTCGGTCTTGTACTTGCCGAACTTCGTGCTGGCCTCGATGGCCGCCATCACGATGTCGGAGCCGGGCTGGTGCACGCGCACGATGCCGCCGCCCTGCTTACGCGGGCGCCATTCCACGAAGACGTGCTGCCGCATCGCGGGCACGATCGTGACGGACTCCAGCAGCTCCGCGGTACCGGTGTTCAAGAAGATGCCGGCAGCGGCACCCGCGATCTTGCCATCTGGCCCGATCACTTCGGGGCTCTGCGCTTGCAGGATCTTCAGGAAGGGGATGCCAGCTTCGTCCCGGCCCACGTCATCGAGGCCGGCGCCGATGTCGGTGCCGTAGTCGATGACCGGCGCGAGCGCGGTCGACTTGGCTTTTGCCACTGCTGTGGTCTTCTTCTTCTTGGTCGTCATAGCGGGTCTGTCTCACTGTCAGGGGTTTGGGCCGGCTCTTTATGGTGCCCGGCCGTTTCAGCACCGTACTCTTGAAGTATACTCTGCTCTGCGAGAAGTGCACGGAGTTTCTCTTCTCCAGATTTTTGTATCTGTCGAACGCGCTCGGCGGTCACGCCCAAGATGTCGCCGACCTTGGCCAGCGTCATCGCCGCGGTGTTTATGCCGTGCCGCAGGCGTACCACGATCCCTTCGCGGGCGGGTAGGTCTTTGATGCACGCGCGCACGGCGTCGACCATCTCTGCCTCGTCCATCTGCTCCGAAGCGTCCGGCATCTCGTCCGGCATCTCCACCACGCGAGCCTCGTCCAGCGTGCCACAGATGTGGGACGGGCGGCGCCGCGGGGTGCGGACTATCTCGTTTCGATTGTGGATCGCGTCCATGACCCGCTTCATGATGTGCCAGCGGGCGTAGGTCGAGAACTTGGTGCCGCGTTTCGGGTCGAACTTCTCGGCCGCGTCTATCAACCCCATGTGGGCTTCCTGCACGAGGTCGGGGTACTCCATCCGCGACGCCTGGAACTGGCTAGCGAAGTGCGTCGACAGCCCGATGTTGGCCTCGACGAGGCGGTTGCGCTTCTCTTGGGCGGGGGTGAGGGGCTTGGGCTTCTTCATCATACGGCCTCGAACATCGACACCATGCGGACCCTGTGATTGGTGCTTCGCACCAACCCCACGGTGCCCCACGTCTTCCAGTCGACCTTGCGGTGCATGGGCCACACCTGATCGAGCCAGACGAGGTTGCCGCCGCGTTTACACACACGGCGCAGCGCGCGCATGACCTGTCCGCGTTGCGGCGGCGGGCAGTCGTACTTCGCGGCATCTTCCTTGGAGTAGGGTGGGTCGGCCAGGATCAGGTCGAAGCGTCCTTGCCATGCTTCAGGCATGGCAAGGACATCCCCCTGCCACGTCGGGTAGCGGCCTTGCTCGGGGCCGTGCATGTCGACGAGCGTTATCCGATAGCCAGTAGGACCCATCTCTTCCGAAGGTGGTCCTTGCCAGAAGCGGGCGGCCACAGCAGCATCGAATGTTAGTCCGCCTGAAAACACATGCAAGATGCTCTTCGCGTCGGGGAACATGGCGTGGACCCGCTCCAGGTAGCCGTGCGGGTAAGCGCCGTAGAAGGGCGTACCATCTGGGTTGCGACTAGGGTTCTTGTAGCAGGCGCCGATCATCCACGTGCCGGCCACCATGCCGTTGCCATACGCCAAGGGCGGGCGCTTGGGGAAGGCGTTGTTGTACAGGAGGTGCCGAGCGAACGCACGTAGCTTGGGATCACCAGTCATCGGTCTTCCCTCCACTCGATCCTGACGCCCAGCAGCTTGAGGTTCCGCGGTGGCTCACCAACTTCTTCCTCAAGTGACTTCTTCACGGAGGTCGGGAACGTCACGGAGTCGGGGCCGGAGCCGCCGAAGCGCTCCATCGAAGTGCGGATGTGGGATCGCACTACGTCGAGCATCATGCGCCGGATCGGGCCGTCGTTCCACTCCTTCATTCCGTCACCTGATTGAACACTTTCAGGTTCTCTTGGCTCTGCTCGGCACGGTTGCGCTGGAGTCGAAGGAAGTGGGTCCGAAGCTCTTCGGCAAATCTAGCAAGGGCGTACTCGCATACCCGCAGCTTGATCACGTGCTGCTGCCCCTTGCCGTCCTTGGTGGCGCCTTGAACCTCGATGGTTATCTTGCCTCCGAGGTCGAAGTTGTTGTCGAACACCACGTCCCAGGCTTCGATGCAGATCGTCTTGCCGTTGCTCATTTTCGCCACCCCACCATCTCGCCCTTCGAGAACACGGTCGGCGGGTTGAACCTTCTGACGGAGATGACTTCGCCGCGGAAGTGTAGCTCCACGCGGAAGACGGCGCTCAGGAGTCGGTAGTTCGGGAACTCGACGTCGAACTCAGACTCCGGCTCGCTGAACTTGCCCGGCAGGTCGACGACTTCGTATCGCCGCGGACCAACGACGTTGAACACGCGCAGCATGCACGGCGTGCCGGCGGGCGGGCGCTCGAACTTCGACCAGTCGCGATTGGCGGTTGGCGTCGGCTTCGGGATGCCGGTGCTGATGCAGCCGACGAGGAACAGGGAGAGGGTCAGGGCGAGGAGTGCCTTCATGTCTTCAGCTCACGGAAAAACTTGCGGGCGCGGCGACGGTTGTTCGCGTCGTTCCACCAGCGGTTGACACCGCTCGGGTGCGGCACGACGGCGGCCCAAAGGAGAAACCCATACTGATCCATGATCCGGTACCACTTCAGGTACTTCAGCTCACGGTGCCGAATCGGACCAACTATCTTGTTCCAGCGGTACCAATTGAAGGCAATCGCCACGCGGCGACCCAACATTACGATGCGCTGGTTCGAGTCCGGTCGTTCCCAGAAGACGCGCCCCACTTGTCGCTTGGCGCGCGAAAGGGGGAAACTTCTACCCTTACCGGACCGCTTTGGCAAGTGGTGCAGTAGGTTGTCCCGGTCAAACGTGCGCAGATAGGTTTCCGCGTCGTAGCCGGTGAACTTCAGCAGCCGATCGGCGCTGGCCGAGCTGCCGGGCGCCAGCCACGACTCGGGATCGTGCTGAGTGCCGGCGGCGGGCGACTCGCCCAAGAGGAGTACTTTGCTGTGGATCATAGCTTCTTTCCCCAGCTGATGCGAATGCTGCCGAACAGCAGGTCGAAGATGATCGTGCGGCCCCCGCACTTGAAGCCCAGGCTGTACTTCCAGCCACCGCCGAAGCGGCCCAGGTACCATTTGGTGCAGCTGTATTGCCAGGGCCAGCGATCGAACTTGACCTTCATGAGTTCAGCTCTCGGTGCTTGTTGTTGTAGTCGATGCACACGTCCAGGCAGTTCTGGCGGCAGATCGGGTCGGCGTGGCAGTCGTGCGACTCGAACCACTTCTCGCGGTCCGCCCGCATGCCCTCGCCCACGGTGCCGATCGGGTCGCCCTGCTCGCGCATGTAGATGACGCAGGGGAAGTGGAAGCTGCCGGCGATCACGCTGTCGTCCAGGACCAGCGCACAGCGATGGTTGTCATCGTCGCGGATGCCGCGCACGTTGCGCCCCTCGGCGAAGTGGCGGATGCGGTAGTCCAGGATCGGGCAGGCGGCACGGATTTCCGGGGCCACCTCGTTCAGGCGCGGGATCGCACCATTGTACTGCGCGGCGCTGATCACGCGGATGTCGCTCACTCCCAGGTCGTACGCCAGCTGGATCGTGTCCAGCGTGCGGTCGATGTTGTCCGGGGTCAGGACGATTCCCACCGTGACGTACGTCATGGCGGCCAGCTCACGGATGTTGCTGACCACGACCTGCCAGGAGTCCTTCACTCCGCCGGCCATCTTGTCGCCGTCTTCGGCGCAGCATGCGTCCAGGCTGACGCTGAAGTCGTTCACGCCCAGGGCTACCAGCTCGCGGTACAGCTCGACCTTGTTCGAGCCGTTCGTGGAGATGGCGATGTTCGTGATGCCCTTCGCCTTCGCGTAGGCCACGATTTCGCGGATGTCCTTGTGCAGCGTCGGCTCGCCGCCAGAGAAGCGGATGCTTTCGAGCGGGCACCACAGGTCGATGTAGTGCTTGACTTCGTCCAGGCCCAGCTGCTTCAGCCGACGGTCGCCGTAGATTTCGTCGTCCAGCCCGCGGCAGTACGGGCAGCGGAAGTTGCAGTACACGGTGATGATCATCTCGCACCGCTGCATCTTCGACGTGGCGCTGGCCTCCTGGGCGCGCCGGTCGGACAGCGTGTAGAATCCGATCTTCTCCAAGGCGGTCATGTCACTTTTTCTTCTTGGCGTCGATGCTGGCGACGCGCGTCTGGTAACCGCGTAACAGCTTCATGGGGACGTCGATGCCTTCCTTCAGCATCTGTTTGATGGCGGCAGTGAGGCTGCTGTGGTGCACCTCGACGCTCTTGATCGCGGCGAGCCCTTCGCCGGACAGCTGTTCGACCAGCTCGTCGGCGTCGCCCTCGCTACCTGCGGAGAACGGCACGCCTACGATGGTCTTGATCAGGCCAGCTTGGTTGTTCGCGCGCAACCAATCCAGCGCGGCGGGATGTGCGTGCGTCAGCTTCTTCGCCGACAGCTTGTCTACCACCTCGACCTTCAGGCCGGACTTCGTCACGATGACGTCCATCCCCAGCGTTTCCATGGCGTCGGGGATGACGAACTCGGACAGGTTCTTCACCTTGTCCTGCGCCACCTTCTTCTCGGCCTCTAGGCGGTTCACTTCGGCCTCGGCGTCGAACAAGTCTTCGGCGAGTTGGGAGAGGAGGGCTAGGCCGTCCATGTTTGGCTTGTCAGTCATTTGTCGTTTCTTTGGTGGCTATCTCCACCGTGTAGGTCGCGTCGCAGCCGTCACACTCCACGCCGGTGAGGGTCACCGCCAGCACTGGCATGGGTACCTCACCATGGGCTTCCACCGTCCCGCCACATTCGCAGGAGAAGGAGCAATCGTACAACGTACTTACCTCACCAATCGTCATGCCTCAGTATACCCCATGATCAAATCCATTGCCGAATTCTATCTCCGGTTACCTGCGCGGCGAGGTCCACCTTGGTCCGCAGCGCCCGTAGGATGGCGGCGTCGATGGTGCCCCGGGCGATGATGTCGATGTACTGCACGGGCCGATCGTCCATGCCGGCGCGGTGCGCGCGGTCTTCAGATTGGAGCCGGTCCCCCAGCTTGTACGTGCTGTTGTAGTAGACCACCGTCTTCGCCATGTGCAGCGTCAAGCCCTCGCCGGCGGCGGCCGGATTGGCCACGAAATACTGGACTTCGCCGGCCATGAACGCGGCGCGGCGCACCTCGCGGTCGACCTGCGATACGCGGCCGTCGTAGACGACGCAGTTGTCGTGCCCGATCGCTTCGCTGATCTGGTCAATGTCGTCCTGGAACTTAGCCCACACGATCGCTTGGTGTGGCACGTCTTCCAGCAAGTCCATCAGGCACGTCAGCCGCGCGTTCGGCGTGATGCGCAGTACGCCGCCGTCGTCCGTCGGGCAGTAGCCGCTGGTCACCTGTTGCAGGCGCAGCATGCGCGTGATCGCCAGCGGCGCCGTGATCATGTCGCCGTTGTCCAGCCAGATGATGAACTCGCGCTTCAGCTCGCCGTAGATCCGCTTCTGCTCCGGCGTCATGTCGAACGTGCGCTTGTCGTAGAGCTTCGGTGGCAGGTCCAGCACGTCGTCCTTCAGCAGGCGTTCCCCCATGCGGTCCACGACCTTGTTCAGGATCGCGAGGTTTTGATAGTCCACCAGCTGCTGGAACCGCTGGCTGCTGTCCTTTCGCTCGTGCTCGATCCACACGCCGAACATTGCCTTGAACGCGGCGAATGTTCCACAGCCCATCCGCTTCCACACGTCTGGATCCAGGAACTTCAGCTGCGTGTACACGTCGAAGGGGGAATTCGGTACGGGCGTGCCGGTCATGATGCGGCGGAAGGGGGCATACTTACCGGCGGACATCACGCGCTTTGTGCGCTTCGTATTCGGGCCCTTGATGCGCGCCGACTCATCCAGCACGAACATGCACCGCCGACCGACCAGCAGCTTCTTCGCCGCTTCCTTGCCCTTCAGCAGGCCGCGCGCCGTATTCTTTTTCCGCTCCGTCATGATCGCGTCGTAGCTCATGACGAGGATGGCCAGCTTGTCGGGCGGCGTCGCCAGGAACTCGGCCAACTTCTCCTGGTAGCCCTTGCCGTTTGCCTTGTCCGTGTTCCACAGGAACACGCGGTACCGGTCGGGCTCGACGCCGAAGTGGTCGGGGATCTCGTCGTTCGTCCAATTGGGCGCGACGGCCTTGGGCGCCACGACCAGCGCACCGTTGATCTCGCCCGACTCGAACAGGTGGCCGATGGTGTCGATGACGGGCTTGGTCTTCGCTACGCCCATCTCCCAGAACAGCGCGTACGATGCCAAGTCCATCGTGTTGTGCAGCAGCGCCTTCTGGTGCTCGTAGGACTTCGTCTTCTGGACGTACGTCACCAGCACTTCCGTCCCATCACGTAGCCGCGAACCAGCGCCAGCAGCTCTTCAAAGTTGTCGTCGCCTTCGCCGCGAAACGGCGTTGCGTTCTCCAGGTCCACGTCTACATGGATGGAGAGAGCACCGCTCTCGCTACCTCCCACCTGCCAGCCAAAGCCGTCAAGTAAGAGGCCGACCAACTCTGGCTTGCCGTCGGGAAGGGGGAAATCGAAATCGAGTCGCATCTTCATGGGGGTCTACATGAGGAGAAAAGGTGCCGGCGGGGCCCCATCACGAACCCCAGCCGGCGCCGTCAACTACAAGCCAACGGCAGGAGAGCAATCAAACCAACGCGGAAGTATACCACGCGCGGCGGTCGCGTGCTGGATCCCTTCCTAAATTCCGTCAACGTCTCGTGCAAGACGGTGTTACGGTGATGAAACAGTGTACGTCCAGGCGGTGAATGAGGCTCACCAACACGGTCTATCACCATGTACACTATCTAACACCATCTTGTTGTAGAAGTACAGAGAAGAACAGAAACGGTGTACGTCGCGCCTGTTTTGGGGCAATCGCTCGGAAGATGGTGCAAACGGTGTTATGGTGTTAGGATCACGGACCGCTCGATGGCATGGGCTTTGTAGGCGGGCAAATCCTGTCCGGTTTCAAAATGAAACCGTGTACTGGGCGGCAAGATGGTGTTAGCCACCCACGCCCGGCAGGAAGTCCGAGAGGGCCTTCAGTGCCAACAGGATCACCGGGACCATCAGGCCCCAGAAGAACCGTTTCTGGCGATCGTGGGCCTGCTCAAGACGATCCAGGCGGACGTTGTGTCCCTTGTACCCGTTGCCGTCGCCGTACAGGATCCGCTCGACCTTGTGGCGCCAGTCGTCGCCTTCCTTGATCTGCTCATCCATTTTGATGGAGAGCGCTCGCAGCAGCGTCAGGACTTCCGCCTGAGCAACTTCGATCTTCCGCATCCACTGGTCGTTCATTCGTTCATTGGGCATGACGTTTACAGCATACGCCCAAGGGATCACGCACTCAAGGTCCCGTAGGCGACGCGGGTGGCGCTGGGGTTCTCAACCTCGATGAACTGCGGGTCCGGGCCCTCGCTGACGGTGTGGCGCAGCTCGATGGTGTCGCTGCTGGACAGGGAGCCGGTGACGCCACTGGTGCCGCCGGCGGTGATGATCGTGGACCACCCGCCGCCGTTGATCTGGACTTCTACGTCGCTCGTGGAGTAGGCAGCGCCGATTCGCACGGTGAACACTCCGCCAACGACCGTGGCATAGCTGTTCGTTGCGGTAGATGGCCCCAGGTTCCCGCCCAGGTAGAACAGCCCGGAGTTGACCGTGTCGGGCACCACGTCGTGGATCAGGGCGTACCGGCTGGTCAGGTCCACTTCGCTGCCAATGTCGTGCCGGGCTTGAATCTGCACGCGAACCTCGGTGCCGGCCGTGGCTACCTCCAGTATCTCCAGGCGGGGGATCACGGCCAAGCTCGCGGCCGTCTGCCATGCGAACGGGCTGCTGGCGATCTCGGTGTTGCCGCCGTCCGGGTCCACGAACACCCGCACCTGATACTCGGTGCTGGCGTCCACGCCGGAGTCGTCGGACTGCATGGCGGCCACCTCGTCGGTAGTGTCGTAGCGGCGCCGGAACCAATCCACGTCGAACCCGAAGGTGTTCTCGCCCGCCCCGCCGTCGCCTTCCAGGTCGGGCGTGCCGAAGTCAGTGGCCGTGCCGTTGAACTGCATCGCCGCCGGCGGGTAGGGCCGGATCACGCGCTTGTCCATCGTCAGCCCAATCGTCGTCACCGCGCCGGCGTAGGTGGCCGCCGAGGAGCGCATGCGCAGCTCGACGTCCACGTTGTCGGTGTTCACGAAGTTAGTGTCGGTGATGCCCGCGCCCACGTGGACCAGGAACACGTCGGTGTCGGCCGCGTGGTTGAACTGGACCGAGCACAGCACGCCGCGGAAAACACCGTCCAGGCTCACGTCGGCGCCGCTGATGGACGCGGCCCGCACCAGCATGAATTCGTTGCCGACCACGATCAGCTGCACCAGCTGCTGGCCCAGGTCCGTGTCGCTCGCCGCGTCGTCGAAGGCGGCCTCCAGCGCCGTCTGACCATCGGGCGTCGCGTTGATCAGGATGCTGCTGACCGGGTTCGCTTGGCTGGCGTCCAGGGCGCTGTCCAGCTGGCCGATCTTCACGAACTGGTACACCTCGCCGGCCTCGGCATAGGTGCCAGCCGGGGCGCCAGCGGCGTGCCGCTCCATGATCTTGAACGTGACTTCGCCGCCTTGGATCCGCGCCGCGGCCAGTACCTTCGTGGCCGCGTCGTCGCCGGCGAACTCAGGGTCGCGCACCAGGATCGCCCGGGGACACTCCATCGCCAGCTGCTCCGTCGAGGGGAACGCGACGAGGCTGGTGGTCGGCGGAACCCAGCCGGTGGGCGGCGGGGTGCCCATCGACGCGGCGGCGAACTCGAACACGTCCTGCACGACGGTCAAGGTCATGCGGTTGGATTGCAGGCGGCCATAGTCGATCCTCGTCACGCGCATGGGCAGCTTTACGAAGCCCAACCGCGTGTTCGTCCACGCGACTACGTCTCCGATCGACACGTCCCACATCTGTCGGTTGACGACCAGCACGCACCGCGCCAGCGGGTAGCTCTGCCCACGCAACTCGCGCCACGCGATGTTCGCCGCGAGCGCGCTGTTCTTCACGCCCGGGAATGACAAATCGCCGGTGAGCGACGTGGCGCCCTGGATCGTGCCGTCGCCCTGGATCATGGCGTTTGCCATGTCCTGCGCCATCGCGAACGAGAGCTTGTAATCGTCGTCGCGCTTGTCGTACTTCACGAAGATGGTGTTGGTGGTGTCTTCCCACGAGCCGCGCGCATAGTCGCGGACTTCCGCCACGTTGGCGTCGGTCAGCTGCGGGACTAGGTCGATGTCGTAGTCGGCGCGCGCCAGCTTGATCGTCCACTTACCAGTCGTTTGCGACAGGAAGACCACGCCGTCTATCTGCCGCTGTAGCTCGGACAACAATTTCTTCGCCGGCATCTCTCGGTCCAGTAGCATGCTAAAGCCGTTCGACTCGGCAATCATGGTGTCGGCGGCGGCTAGGAAGTTGGGCAGGTCGATGTCGGAGTCTTCGAAGCCAAAGCCCCATTCGTCGTTCGTCAGGATCTCGTACACGACGTTCACGGGGTTGGCATCCACGCCACCGATCTTATCCTCGCCAGCGCCCTGGCCCGAGAAGATGCCGGTGTAGCGCTCCAGCTCAAACGACCACACCTTGATCTGCGTGCTGGTGCCGATCGACGCTCCGTTGTCCGCAACCTGCGGGGCAGCACTGGTGAACTGTCGGGCCACGACGTGGCAGGTGCCGGAGTATCGCGGGGCGGTTGGGGTGATCGCCGAACTAACCCGCTGCCGGTTGGCCGCATTCAGGTAGTCGTTCACGTCCTGCGTCGTGCTGCCCGTGTAGAAGTCGACCGTGGTCTGCACGCCACCAGAGCCAAGGTCCTCGCCGCCGAACAGCTCAGGCTTGTCGATGTCGAAGAACGTGTTGGTCGAAACCGTGCCGCTGAATACCTCGTCGTCGCCGATGAACACCTTCTTCAGCACCGTATTCGGTCCGCGGCACAATGCCATCTGGAGCCCCAGGTGGTAGCGGAATCCCTTCGTGATCTTCGCCGAACTCCATAGGCCAGTCTTTACCTTCTCGGTAATGGCTTCCTGCACGAGGTCACCATACCAGATGACGTTCGGGCCCTTTTGTAGGACGCGGCCCCAGATCAGCGGGACCTTTCGACCCTCGGTGGTCGTCGGCACCTGGAAGTCGCCGAGCCCAGACGGGCGCGCGTGTTCAACCTCGGGCTTCGGGCGGGTCAGCTCCATCAGTACGACGGTGACGACGAACAGCAGCAGGGTCACGAAGAATGCCTGCTGAGGCGCGGCGGGATCCACCGGCGCCATCAGTTGAGCGGCGATTGTCCAGGCGCTGGCGGCGCCGACGATCCACTGCAACGGGCGCGGCAGCTTGCGGATCCATGGGGCGAAGTCGGGAAAGTCGATTGGTGGGCGGCGGTTCATGTCAGACTCCCTGGGCGAAGAGGTCCTTGCTGGGCACGAAGGCGAACCCGCCGAAGTCAGCGACGCGGTCGAAGACCAGTGCGCAGTCGCCCTCGACCAAGTGGTCGCATCCTGCGAATACCTGCACGTTCCCGCCAGTCGGATCTACCTGGAACGGGAGCAGCAGCGTCAGCACGTCGCCGGACTGTGCGAGGATCATGCGGAAGTCGTTCGTGCCGGTTGGGCGAAGGTACCCGCCAACGAAGTCGAGGCCGCTGGCGCCGGCACCGGAGACCGTGATGGTGTTGCCGGAGATGCTGCTGGCGGTGCCCAGGTGGTCAAAGTCGGTGGCGGCTGCCCCGCAGGCGTCGTCGTACAGGATGTGCTGGCACATGTTGGCGAAGCTGAACCGCGGCAGGTTGCGGTTCAATGCAGACTCGATCGACCGAATGGCGAACTCGGCGCTGTGCCCATCGTTTGGATAGGCGACGGCCTGCACGCGGCCCTTGAATAGCAGCACCTGCGTATCGAAGGCTGGCACTTCGTCACGCTGGTAGCGGAAGATGTTCAGCCCAACTTTCTGGCCCGGCGGTATGTCGATGTACTCCTGCGCCAAGGCCGTTGAGGTCGGCATCGTCACCTTGAGGTTGCGGGTGCCTTGGTCGCTGCCCTGCACGATCTTGCCGCGCGCGATGGCCAGGGGCGTGTAAACATCAGCGCCGATAGTGATCTCGTCCTCAGCCGACGTGTAGCGGGTAAACGTGGAGCCCAGCGAGAACTCGTACAGCTCAATGGGGCGCGAGCCCTCTACGCTGCTTTCCAGTTGATCGTAAGTTGCCATGGGATTAGTTGTCGTCGAAGACTTGGAACACCGGCATTTGGCACGTGGCCAAACCGATGCGCGGGTATTGGATCCGGACGTTGTCCCCGTCGAATCGCGTCAGCTCGTAGAACTGCACGCGCACGACTTCGTCCGCGGTCCGCGTCGAGGGCCACGTCGTGTCCAACGTTAGCCGCTCCGTCGTGGAGTCTACACCCGCGGCCGACTGTACCTCGCGGACTAGGCTGGTGCCGTCCGTGAACGTGATCTTGAACGTGATCTTGGGTTCGCGCGATTGGATGAACCGCTCGTACTCGATCCGTTCGACGTCCATCGTGTCGGAGCCGACGCCCAGGGTTGCCTTCACCTCTAGGTCATCGTTGAAGGTCGGGAGGTAGAATGCAATCCATCGGCCACCGATCGAGATCATGGCCCTGCGGAAGTTCAGGATCTCACTGCGGTTCCGCAGTACGAAGCCCTTCTGAGAACTGCGCTTGCCGCGGTCCCAGCTGCTGCTGATGCTTACCACGCCGGTTTTGTTGTCGATGCGGTAGATGCGCCGCTTGTACTGCTCGGCCATCTCGCCGGTCATCACGTTGCAGTCGTCGAACAGCACGCGGCCGTTGAAGGTCGAATACGCAGCAGTGCTGCCGGACAGCGCGCCGGTGTCGTTGTCGGTCACCTCAAAGGTGATCTTGAACGTCTCCAGGTTCTTCTGCGCCATGGCTCCAGCCACCATTCGCAGGATGACGGCCGTGCGCAGCGGCATGAGCTTGGTACCCACCGGGTAGGCGTTCAGGCTGGGGTTGCCAGAAGTGATCGAAGTATCAGTCTTCGAGTCGATAGAGATCACGTCGAACGTGTTCGCGTCGGAGAGGATGACGGCCAGCCCGCCCACGCGTAGGTCCACGTCGTCGGCGCCAGTCACCTGATACACCGTGGTACCGATGGACGCGGCGGCGGTCGTCAGCAGCACCTCGTTCTGGACGGGGAACCCGAAGAGGTTGGCGGTCCAGTCCATCAGGAGCGCCTGCATGCGCTGGCGGTCGTTGCCATCCAGCTTGTACATCACCTCGTACAGCTGTCGTGGCTGCTTCCGCAGGGCAATGCGCTGCTCGACGCCGGACAAGCCGGGGATGATCTCCGTCAGGAACGCTAGCGTCTCCTGCATCGGCGACTCATAATCCATGGGGATCAGGACGATGCGCTGGCCGGAGATGAACAGCTGCGGCTCTTCACCCGTATCGAAGATGAAGTCGATCGTAGTGTCGAACGCCGGCAAGCCCGCTTGAAGAGCAAGTATGTCGCGCAGCACTAGCGTGCCGAGTGTGAAGGCGTCGCCTGTGTTGTCCGTGCTAGTTGAATCCAGCATGGAGGACTGACGAGGCACTACCTCTGGTGGTGCCTCATCAGGCAAGTCGATCCCCGGCAGCGCATTGTTGACGATGCTGGACAGGGTCACGCTCGCATCGCGGTACGCGCTGTACAGCTCGTACGTGTCCTGCTTCTGCGTGATGATGTTGCCGAACGCAATCTTGGTGCGCGGCAGTATATGAACCTTCTCCCACCAGTCGAACATGCCACCAACGTGGTCAGAGAAGTCGCCGCTGTCGCCGGCCTCGGTCCCCGCAGGCCGAGCACCTAAGTCTGGACGTGGCGCACCCACGCGCGGGCCTGACACGTCGGGCAGGTTGATCAACTCGGCCTGGAACAGACCGCCGTCGCTGGGCGTCGTAACCGGGCGGCCATGGCCGCCTTCGTAGCCTAGGCCGGTCAGGTAAGTGCGGACGAAGTTAGTAGCCTGTCCATCGGCGAAGATGAACGCCGGGCCCTGGTCTGGGTCCACTACAATGACGTCTTCTTCGATTACCAGCCAGGTGTGCGCTCCATCTTCGTTGGCAGCGCTGAAATCCAGCGTAAAGCCATTAGTATCGAACGATGTGACAGTTGCCACGTCGCCAGTGGTGCCATCTTTCAGCGGTGTGTCGATAAGCGAAGCAACTGCTAGGCTTTGAGCATTGATTGTTGCTGCACCATTCTCGTCTGTGATGGTGTGCGAATATTCATTAGTTGCATCAGCAACGCCAACACCCATACTGCTAGCAGAATCGCCGGACTGTCGGCCACCGCCTGTTCCAACACTCATGCACGCTAGAAACTGCGGCTTGAATCCTGGAGCAGTGACAACCTCACTGCCTGTGCCGGGAGCGACGATTTCACCCATCTCGGCGCTGTAGTTGCCGTTGAAACTCAACGCCAAGTAGTAACAAGTTGCGTCCCCCGAATTGGTGCTAGTTAGACGAAAACCGTTGGTAATCTGCTGACAGCTACGACGTGCAAAGGTACTGCTCTGGAACATATTGAGCAGCACGTTACTGGTGTTTAGTTCTCGATAAGGATCACCAGATGAAGATCCATCAGTACAAACCTGAGTCATGCACCGGCTATGGTTGCTGCCACCGTCGTATGCGAACATCCCAAAGTTGAACGTTGATTGCGCGCTCGGCGTGTCAGTTATGACCCTGTCACCGGCGTGCGACGAGATGAAGAAGGCAACCTCTGTATCTGCACCTGGAGCAGTAACATCGAGCGGTGTACTACCCGAAACAGAGGCAGTCCCTACATGGGCTGATAGATCAGTGCCGCCAAAGAGGACACAGGTTACAAGCCAGTCGTCCGAAAAAGCGTCGAGCCAGTCAACTCGCACTCCATTGGTGATCCACGAATCGAAAACGGCATAGCCATCATCGGACGAAAGGTTGGGAAACAGCAGCGCAATACAGGCATTGTTTACCATCAAGCGCTCTGTATCCTCAGTAGTGAGGCCGTTCCTAACACGGTTCATGGTGCAGCGATCACGAGTGCCGTCGGTGAACCCAGTCGCCATGCACCCGTGGTCTTCCGCCGTTCCACTGACGTCCGCTCGGGTAACGATGAACATCGCAGCCTTGGGCGTGCCGAACCCTGGGACCGTGAAGTCCTGCGTACCCGTGGTCGTCCGAGCATTCAGTCTAACCGTGCGGATGATGAGGGTCACGCTACAGTCCCAAGAGGGCCTTGGCTTCCGCCCTGGTGATCCAGCGGCGCTCCATCAGCATGAAGGCCCGCTCTAGGTCGTGGGGGTTGAGTGCCTTCATCACGTTGATCTCCGCAACCTCTCCAGCAGTTAGAGCGCGTTTTAGGCAACCCTCCAAGATCGACTTGGCCTTGGACGCCGGCATGTTCACGGGATCCTTGCTGTGCCAGTATAGGAGTGCCATGAACTGATGGGTGGGAATGGATTTACCGATATTGTCTACGAGTGCCATGGCTAGTTCTTCTTGTACATGATTCCTTGGTTCACGGTCGCGGCGGCCTGCGTCGTAGTCGTGCTCTTCTCATGTGATGGGAAGACCACCCACGTGTCGGAGCCGATCACGATCTCCTGCTCAACTGCGAAGTCGCCGATGTTGATGCCGCGCACGTCGACCATCATGCCCATGGGCCCATAGACCGCACCCGTGCTCTGTGCCCAGTAGAACGTGGCGATCGGGTAGCCAGGAACGAAACCAGCGTCTGGGCTGGCCAAGGCTTGGCCGAAGGCGATGGCGAACTCATTGGCGCGGTAGCCGCCGGCGAAGTTGGCGCGGACGGTGTCGGAGCCGCCGCCGTTGCTCTGCCGATCGAGGCCCGTGTCAGTTTGGTTGCTGCCAACGATGGCCCACAGCCCGGCACCATCCTGCGACGGTAGGCCGTCGCACTGGATCGTCGCCATGAACAACTCCATGGCGTTCGTCGGATTTGGGGCGCTGCCATCCTTGCAGAGGCCGTCCAACAGGTGCGTACTACCGGGCTGCACCGCGGTGCTGTCGGTGGTCGTGCCCTGCATGCGCATGCCATAGGCGTAGGCACCTCCATTCCAATCGTTGAACTTCTGAAGCTCGCCAAAGCCGAAGTGCACGTACTTCGCACTGGTGGTCTGCACGACGACGTGCACCGCCTCGACGCCACTTACCGTGACGAACGCCCAGTATTGGAGCGGCGCGTCGCTGGCAAGGTCCACCATGCGCGCGTCGTCGATCGCCGCGTCGCTCGTGCTGGCGGCGCCGTTGCCGCTGTCGTTGTCCTGGTCCCACGGGCCCGCGCGGCCGGTGTCGTAGTTGCCGGCGCCGCTGGCGTGGTCGTACTGGTAGATGGCCAAGTGACGCGGGGCTGCCGTGTCCCACTGGAACGCCACCTGTACGTCGGCGGTGTTCGTGCCCAGCGCTGCCTTGCTGATCGCCCATTCGCCCGATCCGGGGACGTGGCGGTCCGCGGTCCATGCTGGGTTGCCGCCGCCGGCCGTGGTCAGGAACGTGTTCAGCTTGCTGATCAGGTCAGCGACGCTGCTCGTGGTTTCATTGATGAAGAGTGCCATGGCTTATACGTCCCACTTCCAGGCGATGTACTGGTACGGTTCGGTGTGCACGTGGTTGTGGAAGACTAGGTAGCGGTCCCCGTTCACCGTGACGAAGGCTTCACTGAAGTTGGCGACGCGTGAGCCCGTGCCGTCGTCCGAGCTGATCCAGAAGATGCCGCGCAACTGTCCAAAAAGGCGATCGTCGGTCGCGTCGGGGATCGCGCTCGGTTGGCGTCGGACCGTCATCGGGAACAGGAAGAACTCGTCGACCGTGCCGGGAACCTTGCGCAAGACGCCGCCGGCCGAGCTACGGTCAAGCTCGAACCACGTAAGGCTGATGAAGACGAAGCCCTTGTCTACCACGCGGTTGAGGTTCGTGGCTGCGAGGATGTGCGGCGTGCCGGCGGGGATCATGACGTCGTCTTCCGGGCCGGGCGAACCTGACGTGTCGTCGTTGATCAACTGGCGCCACGTCGAAGTGACGTTATCGTAGAAGTAGCCGGGTCCACTGCTATCGTGGCGTTGCTCGGCTAGGCTGGTGATGTTGATGCTGCCCACCTTTGGGTCGACGTTGATCGAACGCGAACTGGCGAATACCAAGAACGGATACGGTGCTTCGGTCTCGGTGCCGATGCGATTCACGTAGCCAACGTAGTGCTGGATGTAGACGCCGTTGTCCGAGACCGCAGCCGACTCTTCGATCTGCGTGAGCATCGAGAAGTGCACGTCGTCGGCCTTCATCCAGAAGTCCATCTCGTCGGTGCCGGCCCCGCTGTCCTGCGAACAGATGATGTACGAGCCGCCGTCCGACAGCGCAGTCTCCGAGGTCAGGTTCGGCGACCGGAACGATTGCTGCGTCATCAGCAGCGACGGGTTGTGCGCGATCAGGCCGATGCAGGCGATGGCGAACCGCTCATTCAGGCCAGACGTCGCGCTGCCAGTGAGGTAAGCCACGAAGGGCTTGTTCGTCAGGCCCGCCGCGTCGCCCACCAGGACCACGGTCTTCTCGTTCAGGATGCTGTTGATGCTGCGGTCGTTGTCGTTGCGTTCGTCTACGGCCCAGCCGGTCTCGGCCAAGGTGATGTCGACCGTGGCGCCGGTGCCCCCGCCGCCGGTCACGGCCAGCCCGGTCGTGCCGATGATGCCGGTCGATCCGCCCATGGTGATCGTGCAGCCCGAGCCGGACGCGGTGCCGTTCGGGCCCTTGACGGCGGTCGCCGCCGGGTAGCTCGGCAGGGAGCTGTAAACGCCCAGGCCCGCGGTGCCTAGGTCCTCGAACACCACGGCGCTGGTCACGATGCCGCCGCCGTCGGTGGTGGCCTGCACCTTCGCCGGGCAGCGGGACGAACCACCCTGAAGCTCCAGGATGATGTCGCTCTGGCTGGCCGTGTACCCCGTGCCGCCGGCGCTGATCGTGATCGACCCATTCGGACGGTCGCCGAACGCGCCATTGCTGTGGATGCGCATGGTCAGGATCTGGCCCGAGGATACGGTCAGCACCTCGAACTTCGCGTCCAGGTGCGCACCCGCGTGCGTCAGCGTGACGATGTCGCCGACCACGTACGTGCCGCCGGTGCCGCCGTTGTTGATCACGACCGTGGCCACGTGCCGGCTAGTCTTGAAGCTGACCATCTTGTTCAAGAGGTCGTGGTAAGACGTCGCGCGAGCACTACCCACGCCGGTTTCAATTTGACATGCCATTAGTTGTCCTCGCTGCTCATGAGAGAACCTGATTCACGCGGTCCTTCTCTCGGGCCAGCACGTTGATGATTGCCTCGTCGGATCCACCAGCATTGATCGCGTTCGGGATGTCTTCTTCGCTCTGCACGTTGACCACTTGCACGTTGACCGGCGGCGCCTCTTGTGTTTGCTGCTGGTTCGGGACGATGGTACCCGTGCGGTCCGGCACGAACAACTCGGGGCCGTTCTCGCCGACTACAAAGCTGCGGTTCGGCTGCACCGTTCCACCTTCCGCTTTGCCGCCTGCGATGGCGCCAGCTGCACCTGCAACGGTGCCGGCCCCGCCGCCGGTCAGTGCATTGATGGCCTGAATGACTAGCAGCCGAAGGAGGATCCGCTGAAGGTCCGCCAGAATGCTGTTGGCAAAGCTCTTGAAACTGAGTTTGGTATCGTCCAGGTCGTCCTGAAGACGGCCCAGTTCGCGCCTCTGGTCCTCGATGGCGCGAATCTGCTTGGCCGTTGCTTCCTCGCCCGATTTGGCCAAGGCCTCTTCTTGTGCAACGATCGAGCGCTGAAATGAGCCGATTTCGTTCTCCAACCTGCTGACCGCCTCGCGGCTCTCCAGGAAACCAGACAGCGCGTCGATAGTATTGCTGGCAACTATGTTCACAGCCTCTTCCGCCACCGAAGCGAAGTCCATGGCCTCTCGGCTGATCTTGGCGAACGCCCGAGTGAATCCATCTTCCAGCGTGTTGCTGGCTTCCAGCCCGCGCAGCTGTAAGTCGGCCAGCGCCTGCGCTTGCTGCTCGATGGAAATCCGGCCCTGCTGCCGCGCGTGTTCCAGTGCGATCTCCAATTCCAGTAGTCGCTCTTGAATGTTGATGCGCCGCGCAACGCGCTCAACAAGTCGGGCTTCTCGCTGCTGAACTCGCTGAAGCTCACGCGCTTCGTCGGTCTGCTCTTTCAGTGCACCCTTCAGCCTCTTACGCCACGCAACTTCGAGGATGATCTGATCCAGGATCGTACTCGTGACCCCTATGCCGGCCAGTTCCATGCTCGCTACAATCTGATCTACAGCGGCCTGCTCCTTGCCAAGTTCTATGCGACGTGCCAGCAAGTCGTTCTCTTTCTGCAACTGCTCCAGCCCAGAAATCTGAACGACGGCGTCTGGTATATCCATCGCGTCTTTCA